GAAGTCCCTCTAGCCGCTGCCTGAGCAGTTCTTTCGTCACGGTCAGACCGCCTTAGGACTTTTTGTAGTTCCGCTTGTTCCTCAGGAGTAGGGGCTTGTCCAGGCGTGGTAGAAAAAATGGCTTCAGATCCTTTAATTTTCGTTCTCTTTTTTAATCCTTTCGTTTTCTTTTTTAAGAAACTTCTGAATTTACCAGGAGACTTTGGCTTGGTTGTTTCCGGTTGTTCAGTTGTACTGGTTGTTTCCGGTTGTTCAGTTGTACTGGTTGTTTTATTTTCCATACCAGGATCTGTATATTCTTCTTCAACTAGCTGTAAAGCAAAATTAAAGTAAGCAGTATGGAGGGCTTCATCCTTTCTACCCTTACCCCATCTCTTAGCACCTTTCTTTCTGCACTTGACAAGAGCACCAGAGGCATAAGCCGAAGGCCATACCGAGTAACGAGACTTTACCTTGCGATAGCACGCATCTTTCTTACCTGATTTCTTCTTTTCATTAATCATCTTCTTTTCCTCTTTGGTTTATCTGTGGGGACATATGTGGGTTTGGCAGCGCCAGATTTGAATCGCTGGTTAGGATCAGCTTTTCGCTTTCTTCTTTGTGCGGACTTTCTCTGTGCTGGAGTCATTGAAGCTCTCTTGGAAGAGGACACACACTTTGGGGTGCTTTTTTGCCCAGGCTGACGAGCACAGGGCTTACCAGAGACTACCTGCACCCACCCAGGCTTGCCTCCTTTTGATCGTGAGTTACCGAACCATGCGCGTAGACCTTCTTCACTAAGTTGCTCCATAGTTTCGCGTAGCTTTCTTTTCTTTTTGACACAGTTGGGGTAACGCTTACCGAACATGGTTTTCATGCCTTTTTTCTCGTATCCAGGCCAGCACTTCTCAGAAAGAAATTGTCCAAATTGTTTATACGCTGTGTGTGCGAAATCTAAGTCCTCTCCCTGAGTTCCCGACGTATCGACAGGTTCTTCTTTTTTTACCGCTTGGGGTTTTTTTTCCTGAGGTTTTGAAATCGTCTCTGTAGCCTTGTCTTTGAGTTTGTCTTTGAGTTTGTCTTTGAGTTTGTCTTTGAGTTTGTCTTTAGCCACATCTTTAACTTTTTCTTTGGCTTTTTTCTTCGCCAACTTTCCTACAAAAGACCTAATCGCAGAGCTAGCCGCTCTAACCCCTCCAGCAGTAAGTCTTCCGATTCCAGCTATGATTGGTGCAAGTTCGTCAATTCTTTCGGATTCGCTCATTGATTTCTCCAGGTATGTCGATATAATATGTAGCTGACCCACTAGGTTCGTTGTCTCTTTCCCGCACCAAAAAATGAATATTTTCTACCTACACGAATGCCCTCAACAAGCAGCCATCGACCATGCCGATGTTCACTGCTCCAAAATGATGATTGAGTACGCTCAACTGCTGTCCACCGCACACCGTGTGACAGACAGTCCCTGGGCTGAAGACTGCTACCAGATTGCACACAAGAACCACCCCAGCACCATCTGGGTCCGTGAGTCTACTGACCACTACACTTGGCTCTATGACCTGTGGCACAACCTCGCCAATGAGTTCTTCATGCGTCGAGGCAAGGACCACGCTTCCTGGACCAAGCTCAAGCATGTCCTGTGCCATAACCCTCCCCACCTTCCCCGTAACGGCTTCACGCCTCCTCCTCAGTGTATGCCTGACGAATGCAAGCGTGACGACACCGTAGAGGCTTACCAGGGCTACTACGTCTACAAGAAGCTCGTCGAGGGCAAGCGTATCACCTGGGACTGGGACCTTGGTGGCTGTGTTCCTACATGGTTTCAAGAGAAAGCTCTTGTACTTTCTGCCTGAGAGGTTATAATAGACGCATGACTGACCCCAACCAAAGCAGACACCTCTTCTACTATCTCACTACGACCTCGTACCACGTTGCGCCTGTACTCATCTTCCAGGAGTATGAAGATGCTAGAGACTTTCTAGCTAAGAACCGATATCGTGGGTATGTGATGAATACCTGCTGGGGCTACAAACCTGAGGGTTATCAGGTTGAGCGTGATCTAGTAGAGGATCATCTAGAAAAAGACTGAATAAAAAACTCCTGAGTGACTAAATAAAGTAGACACTCAGGAGTTTTTTTAATGCCAGTATTTCAAAATGTATCACTTAACACGGGAAACAGCCCGGAGACTATCAGAGACTTCTTCCGCAACCCTTTCGCCCCAGGCCCTTCACCCGACGTAGCTCACGTTACACTTCCTGATGATACTATCCCAGTATTCATTGTTTTAGGTGATAGTACGTCAATGGGTACGCCGGGAACCGACGACTCACTTTTTGTTCCAGAGACGTATCAACCGTATATTGATGCTCAAGGCGATGATTGGCCTCAAACCGCATTTGATGGTTCTGATATAGGATACTTTTGGAATAAGTGGATGTCAACTTCCGATGGTGGGGTGACCTTCGACAAACCAATTCAATCTCTCATTGATTGGAGCACTTCTGGTGATGCTTTCCATCCTTTGCACCCGAGGCTAGGAGGTGATTCGTTTGGCAGCTTCACTTACGCTCCTTCTGGAGACGGCTCTGTCGGGGTAGCTGAAGATATTGTTGCCAATGGCAAAGGCAAGCCGGGTAACATAAGTCCCATTTGGGATTTATTTAGATCAATGAAAGGATTGTTCAAAAAGGCTAACGGGGAGATCATACCTCCGCATATCATTATCTTGGCCTACGCTAGTCAGAGGCTTGGCACTCCAGGGTTAGGTCCTTACACTTATCCGCCTGACCTCATTGGAACCTGGGATTACCATGCGGACGTTACAGACGCCGGACTTGTTAACCAAGGAGCTACTTTTAAGGCATTAAAACAGGTTCATATAAAACCCGCTGTTGATCACATTGTCAACACGATGGGCAAAAATCCTGTTTTGGCTGGAGAGATTTTCATGATAGGTGGTTCAGAAGCGCAGATTGGGCGGTTCCCTGAAATAGAAAATGTGCTTTCAGCTACTCAAACCTACTTGACTCACATGGACGCAGTATCCTACATCATTAATAATGATGTACAGTTCCCTTCTGTCATGTACGAGCCTTGGATTGGGGGTCTCCAAGAATACGATAAAGAGAGGTTAATAATTTTACAGAAGGCTATTAAAGGTCTATTTGATGATGGGCTTAGATCTAAAGTGTTCTTAAATGATCTGACACGCGCTGGAACTGATGATGTCCACTTTATGCCTCTAGCGTACAAGCTTTACGGGGAACGCTTCGCTTCGGCATACTTGGGTATGTGTAGAGCTAGGAAACCCATCTTAGCGCCCACAATGGGTAATATTCGATACGACTCTTGACCCCACAAACAATTTGAAAGATATCGGACCCCAGGCTTGAAATAGCTTGGGGTTCGGTTATAATGGGGGCATGAAGAACACCGACTACACATTCGATTTCCCTGCGCCCGACGAATCCTACAAGGATGTTTTCAACATGGTCTGGTATGAGGCTGGACGCCGTTACAAGATCTACTCGAACGAGGAGGCTGCTGTCTGGCGTGTCATTCGACAGCGCCCGAAGGGCACCTGGGAGGTCATCGAGGAGTATGACTCCTTATACAGCGCACTTTATGCTATCAGTTCCTACAAGGGTCCCTGCGAAAAGGAGACGATGGAGCTTTACGAGGTCATCCGAGAAACCCTTGCTGCTTGAACTTATGCTTACCGAACTACAATACAACGAACTTGAAGACCGTTACGGCAAACTTATTTACAAGATTGCACACTGGATTAGTGGTGATAAGGCCACAGCTACCATTGAAGACAATGTGCAAGACCTGTGGCTTGTTCTCTTTGAGACAATCAATACGTTTTCCCGTCTGAATGAGGAGGACTACCCTGGTGGGTACGAAGACTTCAAAGACACGGCTCATTGGAACAAGTATGTCAAGACTGCTCTGTGGAACAGCAAGAACAGCAAAGGCACTAAGATTGCACAACGATACAACATTACCAGGGACACGGTGTCTACCTGGGAAAACAGTGAGGTCATGGAGAAGGAGGACTACTCGTTTGAGTCTGTTGATTTCGATATGTTCCTTGAGGATCTTCCGAAGCTATTGAATGAGACTGAGCTACGCGCTGTGCGTCTCCTTGTGGAAGATCCTACCCTGATCACTGAGCAAGGTGACACTAACCGAAGCGCATTGGCTAGGGAGATGGGGATTGCGTGGGCAGAAGCTGACAGCACCCTTAAAAGTATTGGAGCAAAGCTCCAGAACCAGCTATAAAGAACTAAGTATGGAAAAAATTTATATTAGCGGACAGATCACTGGACTGAAGAAGCAAACCTGTTACAATAACTTCGAGACAGGTATCATGAAGCTCAGGCGCATCGACAAGTTTGGAGTCAGCCCTTACCAGGGAGACGAAGGCAAGACATGGGCAGAGTACATGAAGCGAGGTATCGAGACAATGATGAATTGTGACGGTATCTTCATGCTGTCAAACTGGCGCGAGAGCAAGGGAGCGAACATTGAACGTCACCTTGCCATGCAGCTAGGAATGAAGGTATACTACGAAGATTTGTTTGACCAAGGACACTACGAGAAAGAAAACAAATAAAGCAGCAATTTTTGCAACAAAAACAACACACTAGAAACCTATTATATTATTCTTCAGGAGATAAGATATGAACGACAGAACGATGGGGCTTATGTTAGGAGCCGTAGGAGCAGTAGCATTCAACCTAGGCTTTTCAGCGGGTAAACATCCAGACGATTACATCCCTGTCTGGACAAACCAAGAGGGGGGAGACATTAGCATGATGATCAACACAGACGAGATTGATAGAGTCATCCCAGTCTTTGAGACAGACATTGCTATGGGTAAAGGAGATGAAGCTCATTACCTGGAAGTACACTTCTCCGATGGAAAGATGTACAAGATCTACGAAGACTTCGATGAGTTCATGTCCCGAGTAAGGAACTCAAGACGATGAAGGTAGTAGCAATTATAGAGTCTAGTCCGTCTCGCATAGGACCAGATGACATGAGATTAGCTGCTGTGTGTGAAGACTGGACCGCAGCAGAACAAGAGAAGGCAAGGCTCATGGAAATAGGTTCCATGAGTAAGTTTTACCTTATCGAAAAGACAGTCACAAGGAGGAAAGACAAATGAGCCACACAACATTTTACACGGTGACCTGTGATCAAGACGATGACTGGACACGCATATGCCATAACAACCAAGTAGCACTTGACATCAAGGCAGACATGGAAGCAAAACATGCACCGAACACATACACAATAGCAACAGTAGATTTGTCGGGGGATGCCAATGCAAACCTAGCTACTGTTTATTGTCAAATGGCAGACATCACTAACCCAGCAAGCAACGGAGAATGGACATGACCAAACTAGTAAAAACAATCGCGGCTCTAATCGTAGGAGCCTTAGCAGGTATCATCTTCATGTATGCAGCAGCAGAAAGAGTACACCTAGAAGAACAATGCCCAGAATGCACACAAGAACCATGTCATGAAGAACCATGCGAAAACTGTGTAGAGGACAAATGACATGTACGCATACAGAAAGAAAAACAAAGTAGATAGCACTCTGGTTCTAGCCACAAGCGTATACATGCTCTTTGCTGGTCTACTCTCACATGTCCTTCTACACCTACAATGAGGTATAGAAAAAGGAAGAAAGAGATACGCAAAAGGAGAAAAGATGCTCTCCTCAAATATAAGGATGTACACACACCCAAAAAGTCAAACTCAATAATATGCCCCATCTGTTCACATTCACATCCAAGAAAGATAGCATAACCAAAAAGTCAAACTATACATGGCTGGAAATACTGGTTTTTGCTTGACCCAAACCAAACCCAAATTCCCACAAAAACTCAGAATTAGTTCACAAACTAGTTCCAAGTTCACCCCAAACCATCCCCAAAAAGTCAAATGATAGGTATAACCCCACCCCCCACACATAGTTCAAAGCATAGTTGGATTTCATTGTTTTTTACTTGCATGGTGGCTCTAATTATGGTAATTGCCTGAATTGAGAATTAGATAAAATCCTCATTTTTGACCCCGTGAGTTAGGGGTGCTCTAAGGGCTAGATACCGAAAAAGTCAAATTTATTGCCCAATAGTCCAAAGCTACGCCTCTAAGGCAAGGAGCCCTGATCAATTAAGACCAGGGCTCCCTTTATATCCAAAAAGTCAAACTTGACCTTAGCATGATCCTCAGCCACCATCATCGGGCCATGCATCCATGCTAGTTCTAGGTATCTCGAATGTATGTCCCACAGGAGATATACCTAACCAATCAGTTCCTAATTGGATCCCCTTGTTCTGGAACATTCGCGCAAGATCTAGGACAGTAACTTCCTGTATCTTAGCATTAGACTCGTACATGTAGCTACTCAGATCATTACGATCAAAGCTAATGCCTTTTATTGTGTTGTCTTCAATGACAAAGCATAGTTTATTCATATAGGATAACCTCCCATCTATTATAGTCGAGAGGCTATCCTATTTCACTACTAATTAGGTATCGTGCCGTCCGTTCATGTAGTAGTTAAACGCTTCGTGGCCTTTAAGATCGCCATACACTACTTCGATAGCATACTGCACCTCCATAAGCCTTAGCATAAACTCCTCTTGGCTAATCAGTACGTTATCATTTCCCTCCCAGATGTTCATACCATCACTAGCGTTCTCAAAACCAGTATAGCTAAGGAAATGGAGATCGAAAAAGCTAGTAGCTAGTGCATAAGGATCATCGGTATAGATATCGGGCCATCTATGTTTCTTAAGCATTAGAGAACCGATATGCTTTTCTACTCGTTCTCTTGCTCCCGTGTTAGTGTTGTCGAGGTTACTAAGGACCTGCTTACTAGCAGCGTCCCAATCGAATTCTTTAGTGATTAGATTAGTCATTAGTTATCTCCTTTGTTGTTCCTAAGGTTCTGCTTGAGCTTACGCCGAACGAAACGGCTATCGCTCTTCTTAGCCCTATGCCTACGCTTAGTAGACATACCAAAGCGATTGCAGCACGGGCACTTGAAGCCCGCACCACCATGAGAGGCCCTGATGGCCTTGGAATCGGTCTCTGCGTAGTGGCGCATATGTGTATGGTACTCTATTCATCGGCTCCCGTGGGCACCTTTCTCCAATCTATGTAGGCAAATTTTTGAGGGTAAGTCCGTGAGAAATATGAACTTAGGTCGGTCGCGCCCGGCGGCTCCCGCCCCAAAGGGCAAGAGCAAATCCCGAAAATCAGTGGGAGAGGAAGCGAACGGTCATAGAAGATTGCCAGCAAGCAGCACAATCGGCACAGGAAGCGGCCTTGCCTGTTTGTTCGGGGCAGTCGAATGATTGACCCCGAAACTTTTCTTCTGCCGCATACCATTGGGTAGGGCCGCAGCTATCATTGTTGCCAGAGAGGCGAACAGCCCAACGGTCGGGATACCGCAGGTTCATAGCCATAACCTCACGCCCAATCCTATCAACGCGAGCGGTATAACCCCAAACGTGTAGGTTAGGGTGAATGCACATAAGGCCATCCCAAAAGCGAACATAGTCGATGCTATAGAAGTCGCCTAGAACGTGCAAACGAATAGCGACCTTATCATGCTTGGAGCATAGTGCTGCCACTTCTTCGGTAAGCTTATCCTCTAGCAAAGGGCCATGCTCGAAACGGTGAGCAAAGGGCATATTGTTACCATAACAATCATCCCAATGGTGACAACTAGTGGGACAAGTAGCACGCTCGGTAAGCGTTAGCGAATAGATATAAGCGCCACTCCACTTGCCTTTTTTGATCTTACGGCCAAGCTTCTTGTTATTGCCCCCAGGCTTGAGAATGTTCTTGGCTTCCATCGGGCGTTTGATGCCCTTCTTGTAGAGAGTAGTGGTCTTCATGCCCTCAGTATACCACACCCGCAAGGGATTTGGCGTGTGTTCCTCGGTTTTCTTTTCGGTCCTAAGTGCCTGTGGTATATGAACTTAGGGCGGGACGCCCCGGCGGCGAAGCCGCCCAAGTCCACAAAAACCCCCCGAAAGATCGCACTCGGTTAGGATCTTTCGGGGGCAGTGGGAGGGAGCGGGTCGCGAGTAAAACTCTAGCTCACCCGCTCCCTGTCATCTATCAGCCCTGGTTGCTCAGGTGACGGGGAAGCTCATCCCCCTGCGTGGCAGAGTGAGCCGCATCGGCTCCGATGTGTCGGGCATCCTTGAAGTTGCCCTCGCGAGGAAGGCATCGGCGCACCTCCTTGTACGCTTCGAGGATCTGAAGAGACAGGTAGGTCGGGCTACCGTCAAGCTGAACGTCCTTCTTGGTGTCGCGATAGACACGGGCGAAGATGTCGCCAAGCTGAACGGAGATACCCTGAAGTTGCGCCATCGTGGCGTCGTTGCTGAAATCTTTCATGCGTGTATTATACCTCGGTTTGGTGTGATTGTCCAGGAAGAAAGGGGAAAAGATCAGTAGTCGTAAGTCTCGTCCATGCCGAAACCTGCGGACCCGAACGCTTGCTCATCATCGGCAAGATCCAGGTATTCGTGGGATTCCTCCCATCGCCAGTCTGCGTCCGCATCGGAGACCTCATCCCAATCGACGTAGCTGTCCGCTTCGTCCATCGGTTGGTCCCACTCGGTCACGGGCTGTCGGTCGGTCGGAAGGGTGGGGTCGAAACCCTCGGGGTAGTCGTTTTCGTTCATGTGTGCCATTGTACTCTATTTATCGGCTCAGGTGGTGAACTATCTTGAGTCTAGGGGGGAGAAATTTCGTGCGTAAGTGTCTGTCGTATATGGACTTGCGGCGGTCGCCGCCGGGGGCCGAAGCCCCCTCGTCAACTAAATCAGCGGATTTCTTTGACGAACCTGTTCAGATCGAACGGGTGCAGCGTGGTGTAAACGCCCTCGTAGAGACGCAGGAACTTAGCCCTGGCAAACTTGTAGAGGTAGGTGATTTCTTCGATCGCCTCTTGCTCATCCCACATGCTACCCCAGCTTTGAAGCTCATGAACTAGAGCGTAGATTTCCATGTCCCGCTCATAGGTGTCCCACGCATCGTTCTTGATGTCTTCTAGGGCTTCCTGTAGCTCAATGTCCCGCGCATCGTCTTCAGCTTGGGAGATGGCATCGTTTAGACCATCGTGCAGGATATAGTTTTTGGTATCGAACATGATCAGGAAAACTTAAGGGTGTTAGTGAAAGTGGAAGTAGGAACATACTTCTGCCAAGAATTGGGGTCCGCTGCCTCTGCAGCCTCCTCAGCCATCTCGGCAAGAAGATTGTGGAAATAGTCCACCCCACGCCCGATTTGAGCGGTAGACATGAAATCAAACTCACGGGGACGGAATCCCCACGCCTCCTTTTGGAGGTCAGAGTAAAGGGAGATGAGTTCCTCGCGGCTGTAGTTCTCAGTGCTCATGCGTGCCATTGTACTCTATTTATCGTCCTAGGTGGGGGTGTTTCTTGAGTTCCTTTGGATCTTTTTTCGTTCGTAAGTGCCTGTGGTATATGGACTTAGGGCTGTCGCCCCCGGCCCGCCCCTGCCCCGAAGGGCAAGGGCAAACCTCGAAAGTTTAGCTTTCTAGAGCGTCGATGTCTGCGTCAGGGAGAAGGTCCCCCACAAGGTCACCGAGGATCTGTTCGATTTCTTCGAGCGTGAGTTCTTCGTCCATAGTAAAGCCACCCGACAGGTTAGAGAGTTCGTCCATCAGATTAGAAAGGTAAGAGAGATCCAGAGAGCGGCAGTGCCCAGGACTGCCAGGAATTCGAGGGCGTTGTTCTGTTCTTCCATCAGACCCAACCTCGCGGGCCACGGAGTTCGGCCATATCGGCCAGATTCTGCTCGTAAGCCGAACGCTGTTCAGCAGCCATCTCCTCAGACCTGCGCTTGGCCTGAGCAATGCCAGCGTCGATGAACGCCTGAGCGTCAGCCTCGGAGCAGTGCCAAGAGAGGTTCTTCTGGTGACCGTTGAAGGTGACACGCCACGCAGCCCACACGGTGATCCCGTTGCTGTCCTCAGCTTCGAGGTGCCAGGAGTCGCCGTTGCAGTCGATGTTCTTCTCGTTCTTCATGCCCCTATTGTACTCGATCTTGCTCCTCAGGTGGTGAACTATCTTCGTTCTGAGGGCAGAAACTTTCGGTCGTAAGTGTCTGTGGTATATGGACTTACGGCGCTCCGCGCCGGGGCCTGAGCCCTCCCCAGTCAAGAGAAGAGCCCAGGTTTTTTTCAGTCGGGTGTCTCGAAGGTCACCGTGATATTCGATGCGTCTTGCATCTCTTCGTCCAGACCCAGCCACTCACAGGCGGCTTGGTCCATCTCTTCGAGGAAGTCCTCCAAATCCTGACCACCCAGGATAGAACCAAGCGAGAGGGTATGCTTCAAGACATCACCTCACTAAGCGGGCAGGGATCAAAGAAGATATCCCGCTCGATGCCAAGACCCAGAGGACCAGAGATAGAGGCGAGATCCGAGAGCATGACATAGCCAAGCTCAGGGTAACCCATGCCCATATCACACCACCCGAACATCTGGAGATCATCCCCCACACGCTCGGCTTCTGCGATGTACCAAGTGGCAGCACCGCACGGATCGAAGAACTTCCAGCGAGCCTGTAGGTCAGGCTTGTCCTTGACACCATCACATCCCCACAGGATCATCTGTCGGAAGTGCTCCGTGTTCGTGACTTGGGGGTAGGCATCGCTTTTGTAGATCGTTTCTGTCTTCATGCCTGTATTGTACTCGATCTTGCTCCTCAGGTGGTGATCTATCTTGAGTCTGGGGGCAGAAACTTTCTCTCCTAAGTGCTTGTGGTATATGGACTTACGCGCGTCCGCGCCGGGGCCGAAGCCCCCGATGTCAAGCGGACTCTTGGTTTTCCTCCTCTCTTTTGCTCAGATGCGAGAGGTGAATGGCGGACTGCTGGCGCACTTCCCACGCGAGATCATCTGCCAGCATGAGGATATCGTCGGTGAACATGGTCACCTCGATATCTTCCATATCGTCCCCATTGAAGAAGTTCCTGCGCTTGGCCCTAAGAGTGATCCAACCTCGGCCATCGCTGGAGTGGTGAACTTCGGGAAGGACTTCGTGAACGTCATGAATGTTGAAGCTAGTCATACGCTCCCCGAAGGGAGCCGCTCAGGGCCTAAATGCTATTTAGACTCGCCCTGACGAGTGGGGGATCATCAGGCCCCCATGAAGCGATGGTTTGAGCCGTTGGGCGTCACGAACTGGCGAGAGTTCTTGAGGTGACGATTCCAGTAGGCTTTGCACGCATCGCGTGTACCGACCTTGATGGTCTTCTGAGTCTTCACATCCACGATGCTATAGATGGCAGACGAGGCGCTGCCATTCCCGATGCGGAACATGACGGCGTTTTGGTTGGAGCGGACGATGTTGGTGATGTCGTTGAACATGATCTGATTTTGGTTGATGTTGGATGAGTGGGGTCTCCCCCGTGTGAGCCCCATTATACCCTGGGGCGTTGGGCATTTCAATTCATTTCGGCGTTCTTTTTCGCGTCAGCGGCCCAAAGGGCGTCGGTCTTCTTGATGCCCGCTTTGATGGCAGCATCCATAGGATCCGTCAGATCGGGCTGAGAGATTGCCATCTTGAACAGGATGAGCGCCTCGGTAGCCGTCTGGCTGATGTTGGCCTTGCCGAACTCCCACCCTGCCAGGAAGATCTTGTCCATGAGGTCGAAGTCGGCGTCGGTGAGGTTGCTGTCTGCGTTGGGATTCATCATGCCCCTATTGTACTCGATCTTGCTCCTCAGGTGGTAGCCTTTCTCCGTTCTGAGGGCATAAAATTTCGCTCGTAAGTGCCTGAGGTATATGGACTTACGGCGGTCGCCGCCGGGGCCTAAGCCCCCCAGGTCAAGGGTTTTGCCAGCAAAGGTTGCAGAACCAGAGGTCACCTAGTGCCCGCAACTTAGCGCGAGACAAGGACAGCCTAAGCCGCTCCGCTTGGAACCACTTGTCCTGAGACCAGAAGACGCTATCGTCTAGCACCTTGCCAGAGTAGAGGAACGGTCCAGGCTGTCCGAAGAATACAGAGCGCAGGGCTCGGTCTTTTTGATCTTGGTTCATTGTGCTTTCTCTGCCATGCTGAAATCAGTCTCGCAGTCCTCGCAAATGTCGATCCAGATATAGCCCTCGCAACGCTCAGACCACGGTTTCTCTTGGTCGCAGCACTCGCAGATTATGCTAGTGCGATCCACATACGGTTTTCCGATCATTACTCGACCTCCTTGATGAAGATGGTCATGTAATCACACGCCGCTTGCCAGTTGGCGACGGCACCCTTCAAGGGCTCTTCCACCCAAGGGTAAACCTTGCCAGCCGTCAGCGCCATCCTGCCGTTGGCGTAGGCCCTAGCCTTCTCCTCGCTGTCGAACAGCTTGAAGCTGGAGATGCCGTAGTTGTCCTCACCCTCGACCACCGTGTAAACTGCTTTCTTCATGTGTGCCATTATACCCTGCTTCGATCAGCCAAGCAAGTCCATTCGACGAATAATCACATCTTCTTCCCAACCTCCCCAGATTCGAACCTCATCCTCGGTGCTCGTGCCAAGCTTCTGGTAGACCTCGTCGATGGACTCCTCTTGCTGGGTCATGTAGCCCTCAGCGAAATCTTCGGCCTTCCGCGAGGACAAAAAAAGGTGATACTCTCGGATGCCAACGTGGTGCTCGAAGATCTCGACGCTGTAGACTGTTTTGTTCATGAGGTAGCGTTACGCTTGAGCCACTTGAGCGCACCGCTCCGAGTGCAGAAGCTGGTGTAATGGCCCTCGGAGGAGCGCCCGATGTGGAGGTCCTGGATGTGGACCCCAGGAGAGTGAGAGATGGTCCAGGTCACGCCCTTGGCGTCCGTGATGCTCTTAGTTGCTTTCATGGTGTGCATTATATCAGAAGATGCCGAGGATGGCAAGGCCAGCGAGCAGAATTCCCTGAGATTTCAGAGCCTTTTTCTTCGTGCTCGGCTTGATCGTCTCCTCACCGAAGCGAGCATCAAGGTAGATCACGAGGCTAACGACGAAGAGGAGAACCAGGAGGGTAGCGGTCTTGCTGTTCATGCCCCTATTATAGCACGATCCCCAGGGAATGCAACCCCATGCACTAGTTTCCTAGCAGGTTTCTGGCGTGCGTAACCCCCTGCCCCCTATGCACTTAGGTCACCGGAGGATTTGACGTTGATGGGACTCCTAGTAACGCCCAAAGCCACCTATATGCAGGGACTCCTATTACTTTTGATGGGACTCATAATTTAAAAAATTCCCACCCAGATTAAGGGACTCCTAAGCTACATAAGAGTAGAACTTGGAGTTAATTATGAGATACTTAGATAAGTTAGAAGAGGCCAAAGTGGATAAGGGCCTGACAAAGGGCCAAAAATGGGTGGCTAGGGAGATGCGTAGGGACGACACGCCTGATCCGTTAGCTAAGAATAACAGAACCAAAGCTGATAGAGAGCGTGCAATAGAGAAGCTCAAAAGGGACAGAGAAAACCCTGGCGTAGCTAAGGCGGCGACACGTGCTAAAAACCGGGAAAGAGCAAAAAGCCTTAGAATGCAAAAGTTGGCTAATAAAATTACTGGTGACGGTGATCCAAACGAAAAGCCTGAGCCAAACGAAAAGCCTGAGCCTAAGAAGAAGCTCAAAGCGGAATCTTACACTATGCTTGGAGATGTTTTAGCTGAGGCTATGTTAGGAGAAGCTAGGGTAAACAAGAAGATTAAAAAATCTACGGAAGCGATGGGAAGATACATTAGAGGTGATAGGAGGGACGATCAAACTCCTGAGACGGCGAGGGGTAGAGCTCTCAAGGCTGATGAGGATCTTACTACTGGTCAGAAGAGAGCGATGGACAAAGAGGCATTAGCTCTCAGAGCTAAAAATAAGAGAAAGCGCGTTGCTGGCAGACTTAGAACAAGTGCAAATAAAATTTACAAGAATGCTGAGGTTGGAGAGGCTAGTGGTGAGGATCCTGAATCTGTAGCGAAGAAGTCTGAAAGGGCTCACAAGCGCATGAAGACGGCTCATAAGATTGAGGGAAAGGGGTGAGGAGCAAAGTAAATTTTTATAGGCTCGTTGGGTCTATCTTAGCTGAGGCTAAAGGATTCTCTAAGAGACAATTGCATCATATGCAATCTCATAATAAAAATGAGCTTGGTCGTTACGAAGCGAACCAAGCAAAAAGAACTAATCGAGAGATTGCGGACTACATGGATGCTAAGACAAGCTACGACGAGCGAATGGATCCTACCGACTTCCGCCCAACCGCTGACCGTCCTGCCGTCGCGTCAAAAAGAGCGCAACAGCGAAGAGTTGCAAGTACGCTTAGAACAAATGCCGACGAGATGGAAGGGCTAGAAAAAGAATTCACCGACGCGCGAAACGTACATGCAAACCAATCAAGAAAACACCCTTTAAAGAAGGTAACTGATAGCAAGAAAAAATAATTATGACTGAAAGAAATGAATATGTGGATGCCTTAAAAAGTGAGTTCGATGCATACTCCGAGAAGGTAACCGAGATCTTTGATGCATACGAAGCGGGTTTACAACCAGACCCTGAGCCTGTGATTCCGCGTCCAGTTTTACCTGAGGGCTTTAGGGTCCAAGGTAGAGGTCGGACGGTATCACTTAGTTGGAACATGCCTCTCCCCCGTGAGACGCCAGGAGTTCAGGTTCAACGTAAACCTGCGTTCAAGGAAGAGGGTGGTTGGAAGAATCTAACCAACGAAGCTACTGATGGCTGGTCTGATATTATCTCTGAGTCTGAGGCTGAGGTCGAAACTGATTGGATCTATAAGATGCGTGGTTTTGGTTACAAAGCTGATGGTACGCCTCATGCATCACCTTGGAGCGAGGAAGTAACTTATCAGATTGAGATTGATCCTCCTGTACCTCCTCCTAGCTTTGAGTTTATAGCTCTTAGATGTGCCGAAAATACGGCGGCGCAAAACAAGTTAGTAGCTATACCTGCCATGAGAGCCGAGAGAGAAGCTCGGGATTCCATTGGTACAATTGGAGATGTTCGTAGAGGTGACTGGACGGAAGGTGATCTACTTAAAGAGAACCTTGAGTCGGTCGTACCGAAGGGTTACTCTCAGTGGTCCTCTAACCTCCACAAGGACCTCGCACCGCGTCCAGGCAAATATACCTGGAGAAACATCGGAGTGTCGCCAGAGATCCTCCCAGAGCTTGCTAGGCAGCTTAAGTGGGGAACCCGTGAGTTCAATGCTTCTCTGCGTGAGTTCCTACAGTGCGACTTCACAGATATCCCTCGGGAGCACGGTCTGTATGTTTCTAATTATGAAGGAACGAAGGTTGAGGAGTGTACCTTCCTTCGGTGTGGTTCACAGGGAGTTCAGTTCGCTCACCGAGAGCTTCCCTATCAGCAGTACGATGCTGACACGCTTCCTTACCAGTCCAAGCCGTATCACAGCCTTCGCAACAGTCACTTTGTAGACAACGCATACAAGGGTGATCGTCCTAGCTTCAACGCTACTTACTTTGATGCTGGTACGAGCGAGTTCCCAGGTACGCTGATGATTGAGAACTGCTCCTTTGTGGCTGACTGGCCTGAGGCTAGGGCTGACGGTAAGAAGTCTACTGGTGGCTTAGTGGTAACACACGCTCAAGGCAACCCCGATCTCAAGGATCAGTGCATGATGGAGCTAGTTCATATTAAGAACTGCCTGTTTGATTTCACGAAGGGTGATAGAGCGTTGGCTTCACTTCGTTCTGTGGATGAAATTGTCATTGAAGACTCTTGTTTCATTGGTCGTGACCACACGATGCCCTTTATCACCATTGATAAAGACTACGGGCAGATGGGTAACACCAAGACCAAGCTTATCAAGATTCGCAACTGCATCACAGAAGGTGATGTTAAGCTAAACGTGATGACTGGACATGTTGATGACCCTGGTGGTCAGCAGTCTGTTAAGCGGGACATTCACTGTCCTGGTGAGGAAATTGTTGTTGATGGGGTAACTGGCGAGATTATCAGTCGGACAGCCCTAGCTTGAGAAGGAAAACAAAGAGCAGAAAAGAATATAGAAACAAGGACGGTAAGTTTTTTGAGAAGCAAGAAGACTTTCGAAAGAAACTTACCTACCTTACTATACTAGATAATAAGAGGAAGTTCGGAAAGGACTTCAAACATCAAAATCGTAACGATAGGATATAGTGATATGCATGTAGACGATCATTCAGAAAATGAACTTTTGGTTTCGCTAATCATGGCAGACACAGATGTTACAAGAGCGAAGGCAGTTAGGGAAGCTTACTCAATAGATCCCGCCGATGCTCCAACCCTTGACGAGCTTCCCTGAAATTATGAACAAACAAACGTACTTATCTGGCGGTTACCCGCAGGGATCATCAAAATATCGTATGGCTTTAAAGAAATTTGGGCCTATTCCTGCTCCGGTAGCGCCTGTTGTTGAGAAAAAGGCAGCCGTCGAGCCCGTATCTACGAAGAAATCAACAAAAAAAGTAGCTAAAAAGAAGTCTCAGGACTGAAAACAACTATTTTTACTCTTTTATTTGGAGAGGCAACTCAGTATTTGAGATAAATGCCTCTCTATTTTTATGCCAAGAGTCTCTGCCCGCTAATTCTCCTAAAGAATGGTGTACAATCCTTACATCTATGGCTTTATTAGTAAATCCTTCTAGGAAAGCTTTACTTGTATAGTGAATATCGTAAAAATCCCACTTGCCTTCGAAGTATTTCGGCTTCTCTAGCCCAATTTGGCTTATTGTTCTGGCTCTAGCGGCTAAAAACAAACCATCGAGAACAACTACATCCCCAGGAAAGCCGTAAAGGGTGTCTACTGGGTGTATTTGGTCTGGATGAACGTGAAAAACTCTACCTCGATGCTTTCCTGCTCTCCATTTTTCCCGATCCCACCATACAGCATCTTTTCCTAGATCAGTAGTTCCCGCTGGACCGACAAAACCTACATCAGTGGACTCTGTTTCTTGTATAAGTTTATCTACAAAGTCTTCTTTTGGTTCATGAATCTCAATATCGTCATGACAGAAGATGAATAAGTCTTCAGGTTCTGGTTCTGCCTTTTTAAACGCTGTTTCATATGCAGAAAATATGGATCCTTGATTACACATCAAGAACACACGAATACCTAAATTAGAAAAAAAGCTTATTGTCGCGTGTGTTATAGGAGAAATATCTTCTCTTGATCTAGTACATATTACGGCGTTTACATTCATATACTATAATATATTATATTGCGGAATTTTTTATGGAAAAAGAAAAATTATTAGAAGAATTTAGGCGATGTGCAGAGGACCCAGTGTACTTCATATCAAAGTATATTAAGGTTACTCACCCAGTTCGAGGTCTTGTACCTTTTAAGCTCTACCCGTTCCAGGAGAGAATTCTTGGAGACCTACAGGAACACCGATTCAATATTCTTCGTAAGTTTCGTCAGGCAGGATGCACTACCATCGCTGCTGGATGGTCTTTGTGGACTATCATATTTCAGAAGCACAAGTCTGTTGTTATCCTTTCCAAGGGTGATGCTGAGTCTACGGAGGTTCTGGACAGAATCAAGCTCATGTATGACGAGCTACCAGAGTTCTTGAAGCCAGGGATTGTAGAAGATAACAAGCACACGCTCAAGCTCAAGACTAACTCTGTAATTAAATCGAGACCTTCTGGCAAACAGTCGGGTCGATCACTTGCTGGATCCCTACTGATTATTGATGAGGCTGCATTCATTGAAAATATTGATACTATTTGGGCTGCTGTTTATCCGATTATCTCTACAGGTGGTCGTGCTTTCGTGCTTTCTACTGTCAACGGTATCGGTAACTGGTATCATGAAGTTTATCAAAAAGCCTTGGATGGAGAAAACTCCTTCCATCCCATAGATATTCGTTGGCAAGAGCACCCAGAATATAACTTCACACCGGGGTATGAGCATCTGTATGAGCAGATGGCTGAGAAAGACCTTGATATTCACAAGTGGGAAGAGACCACAAAAGCCAACATGCCTACGAAGCAGTGGCTACAGGAGTATGAGTGCAGCTTCCTGGGTACGGGTGACACTTACATTGAGGGTGAGATCCTAAAAGATGTGGCCCAGCAAACGAGCGAGGAGTATTACACAAAGCACAACAACCGTATGCGTGTGTGGCAAGACCCTCAACCACATTACAATTACTTGATTGCCTGTGATACATCCCTTGGTAGAGACCGGGATTACTCTGCTTTTCACATAATAAACATGTATAACGGCCAGCAGGTAGCGGAGTTCTACTCTAATAGAACAGCAATAAATGATTTTGCTCAAATATTAGCTAACGAAGGTATGCTATATAATACAGCTCACATTATTTGTGAGCGAAACACGATAGGAAACAACTTGATCGACTGGCTCTATAATGTCTATGAGTACGAAAACTTGTGGGCAGACGAGAAAGGAGAGATAGGGTTTCAGATCACAGCGAAAAACAGAGAGAGTATCCTAGCTGAGTTGGAGGAAGCAGTCAGAACAGACTTGATAAAAATTAACTCTACTAGGACCTGTGACGAGCTTTTCACGTTTATCATTGGTGAGAACGGTAAAGTTCAGGCAGAAAAAGGGTATCATGATGATCTTGTCATGAGTCTGGCTCTCTCTGTTCACGCCTATAAAAACTTACTAGATACTACGCCTATGGAACTTATGGGTACGAGGCCGATCCCAGGGGAGGCACCTCTTCCAGTGACTAATTCTTATGTGGCTAATATCAAGACCGCTCACGGCGCTCTAAGCAAGGAAGACTACAGATGGTTGATAAAATAGAAGAGAATAACGAAGAGCCTGTTAACGAAAGCGGGTATACAAACTTTGGTGGGTCTGCGGGGCGCTCAGGAACTTACTATACTCCTACAGGCCCCATAGGTAGGTTTTTTGCAAAGTTCTTTGCTACAAAGGCCCAGCCAGCAGTACAGAAGGCATTAGATCAAGGACAGCCTACCGCACTAACTGGAGATACAATTAAGGCTACAGGGGTGCTAAAAGATACTCCGGGTGTTGACAGCCCAGCCATTGGAGGTGTAATTAGAAATCCAGTAGTCCCCCAAAATGAACTAAACAGAAAGAAAAGATACAAAGAATACGAAGAGATGGATGAGTATCCTGAGATTGGTTCGGCTTTTGATATTTATGCTGATGATACCACTCAAAAGGGTGCGAAGGGAGAGCGATGGACAGTTGATTCGGAAAATACGCTAGTTGTTAATGAAGTAGAGAACTTTTTTTCTGATATAAAATTAGATAAGATCTTGTGGGATATTGCCAGAAACACAGTCAAGTATGGTGATTGTTTTATTGAGATGATTGTTAATGTGGAGAAGCCTGAAGAGGGTATTAAAAAATTAAAAGTTCTTAATCCTAATTATCTCCTTCGTGTGGAAAATGAGTTTGGCTACCTAAAAAAGTTTCTTCAAGAGATCCCTTCTTCCGATGTAAATGAAGTTCTCTACAACGGTACTGGGGAGCAGCGTCCAGTAAAGTATATCGAGCTAGACAAGCATCAAATCGTACACTTCCGGCTTCATACTTCGGATCCTGTATTCTATCCCTATGGTAAATCTATCGCAGCGTTATGCCATAGAATCTTCCGCTCGTTGAAAATGATGGAAGATGCTATGATGATCTATCGCCTTTCCCGCGCTCCTGAGCGGCGTATATTCTATATTGATACAGGTAACCTGCCTACAAGCAAGGCCGAGATGTTCATTGAGCGTATCAAACAAAAGTTCAAAAAAGAGAAATTCTATCAAGGATCTACATCACAAGTAAATGCTAGGTACAACCCCATGTCTCTTGACGAAGACTTCTTTGTGGCTACCAAAAATGGAAGAGGAACCAAGATTGAAACGCTTCCAGGTGCCACTAACCTCGGAGAGATTGAGGATGTTAGATATTACAGAGATAAGCTTCTAGCGGCTCTTAAGATCCCAAAAGATTATCTTGTAGAGAAAGATAAGTCCCCAGAAAGAAAAGCTAACCTATCTCAACTTGACGTAAAGTTTGCTCGAACTATTCAAAGAGTTCAGGTAGACATAGAAAGTGGTCTTGAGAATTTAGCTAAGAGACACTTACAGCTTAAAGGCTTCCCCGCTAGTTTAATTAAGAAGCTTAGAATTAAACTTCCTGAACCCTCGGACATGTCTGCTAAGAGAAAGCTGGATCTAGATGAGCAAAAGATTAGAGTTATTCAGGCGGCACAAGGACTTAATCTTCTTCCTAAAAAGCAGCTTTACATGGAATATTTTGATATGACAGAAGAGCAAGCGAATAGGATAATAGAAGAAAAGAAAAAAGAAGATATCGAGGACGCAGAAATGCAAGCAGATCTAAACCCTGAAGGAACGCCTGAAGCGCAAACTCCATCACCTTCGACGGCTAATGAAAGCACGGAGAGTCCTGTAGAATTTATGCTTAACCGCACGATGGACGAGCAAGCAAAAGAAGTAATGGGTAGAATTGTACAAAAACAAAAGCAAAAAGCTGAAGAGCTATTAGAAAGCTAATCTATATAACTAAAACGGAGATAATAAAATGTTTTCAAGATTATTTGAAGAGAGAGACAAGACAATCACCCACCTTGTAAAACTAGGTGACTGCATCGGCAGGTCAATCCGAGAGAATGTTATGCTTTTCAGCATGGACGGAAATAATGAGCAAGTAACTTACCTTACCGAGAGTGGTAAAGTTATTACGGGAATGTTTACTATTTCCGAAGAAGTTACTTTGAAAAACATCAAAATTCAAGACTCTTCGGTTTTTGATGATGAGGAAACATTCGATGGCTTTGTAAATGAAAAGATGCACTCATTTATTGAAAATATTCATTATTCTGAGTACGGGTCTGCCGATGACAGCTTTTCGGACATTCTTACTCTTTGGGAAAATAGACTAAAGCTTTCCGGGGTGCAAAAAAGACTTCATGAGCAGTGCGCTAAATTAGCCGAAACTGAGAAGATCATTGACTCAGAAGAGTTTAAAAATCTTCTTGAGGTTGTTCCCCAGCTAAGTTCATTTTTATCAGAAAACATAGAAAAAATTATTCAAGTTCCTGAGGTAAGAAACGCTGTGAATTTGTCTAACGCAGTTTCACAAGCTTTTAATTTTCCTAGGCTAACTCTTGAAGATTTACAGGAGGAAGGAGAATACAGCTTGAAGAGAGGTGTCAATGAGTCCATTTATGAGATGGTTTGCCGTCAAGAACTCATAAAGAAAGAAATCATAGAATCTAAAAGAAATTTTGAAATGGTTTGGGCTAGCTCTCCTGCCATAAAGACTCTAGCTAGCATGGTGTTTGAAGACGCAGAAACCACGGTAGGCGCTTTAAGTGAAGCACTCGTTGAGGTTCCTTATCTAGCCCTGGCATCCAAAAAGAGTCTATATGAAACTTTTTCTAACTGCTTGGCTTCTGTAGATGGGGCGTTGGGAGTTACAGATAAGGATATTCAAGAGTTCGCCTCTAGAATCTTTGAATATAAAAAAGACGTAAAAGAAGTTTTTGTAAACAACATAAATGAAAAGTATGGGATTAATATTCAAAATCTGCAAGATCCTGCTTCATTTAAAAGCCTAGCAAACACTCAAGTTGTCATCTTTGAAGCTTTGTCCAGATTATCTCCAAAGGGCAGTGTTCTTAAGAGAACTTTGTCGGAGATGGCACACAACTTAAAAGGAAAGCACGGCGTTGAGTGTATTGATGTCAATGACTTCCTTCTTGAGATGTTTGTCTCCGCTGGTTATGACTGCATTTTAGAAGAAGGTACTAAAGAAAAGTTGGATTTTAAACGAATCACGGGACAGCTTTCAGATATAAAAAACTTGGTAAATAATATTCAGGAGCAGCTTTCTGAAAAAGATGCAAATTACTCTAGCGACGAAAACCTAGAAGATGTTGAAGAAGCCGCCGATCCAAAAGAGGAAAAGGTTACAGACAAAGACATAGAAAAGAAGGCAGAACACGAAAGTAAAGTAGATTCTATCGAAGCTGAGGCGGCTTTAGACGATGCTGAAGAAGTTAAATCTCAGGAAGAGGCACAAAAACCTTCTACAAACGAAGAACCAAAAACCGAGCAAGAAGCCATAGACGATTTGTCTGAGTTTGATAAAGTGATTGATGATCTAGTAAAGGGTATGGGTTGACGCTTGATAAAAGTAATATTATTGAAACATAGCACTAAATAAGTTTAGAGGAGTGTTATGGCAGAGTTATCATCATTAGTATTTGTAGACGTAGATGAGTTAGGGAGACCTACGGGTTTAATTGCTTCTAACGAAGAAGACACTATATCTTCTAGTGTCTTACCTTCGGCTGTAAATGATGCAGTTAGTTCGGTAGCTCAACTAGAGCCTTTAGTTCCGATTGCTCCCATTTTGTCGGCGTTACCTGATGATTTTAATGCTCTTAGCGGAGACGTAAATAGCCTTAGTGGTGATGTTTCTGCTTTCCAAGAAGATATTGACAACCTGTCTTCGCTTGTTCCTATTGCTCCTATTTTATCGGCGTTACCCGATGATTTCAATACTCTTAGCGCAGATGTAAGCAGCCTTAGCAGCGATGTTAGCGATTTCCAAGGTCAAATTGATTCCGTTTCCGCCTTAACTGGGCCAGGAGTTGTAGACAATCTATTAGGACTAAGCTCCGATATTACTGACCTCAGTGGTGATGTAAGTAGCCTAAGCGGTGACGTAACTGGATTTACTAATGTTAGCTCTGTAGTATATCAAAACTCCTCAACGTGGAATGATGCTTCCGCTGTTTCAGGTTTTGATGGTGTAAGTGCCATAGTATATCAAAACTCCTCAACGTGGAATGATGCTTCCGCTGTTTCAGGTTTTGAAGATGTTAGTTCTGTAGTCTATCAGAATTCTTCGACTTGGAATGACGCCTCTGCTGTTTCAGGTTTTGATGGTGTAAGTGCCATAGTCTATCAAAACTCTTCGACATGGAATGATGCTTCCGCTGTTTCAGGTTTTGAGGATGTTAGCTCTGTGGTTTATCAAAACTCGTCAACGTGGAATGACGCCTCCGCTGTTTCAGGTTTTGAAGATGTTAGTTCCGTGGTTTATCAAAACTCGTCAACGTGGAATGACGCCTCCGCTGTTTCAGGTTTTGATGGTGTAAGTGCCATAGTCTATCAAAACTCTTCGACATGGAATGATGCTTCCGCTGTTTCAGGTTTTGAAGATGTTAGTTCCGTGGTTTATCAAAACTCGTCAACGTGGAATGACGCCTCCGCTGTTTCAGGTTTTGATGGTGTAAGTGCCATAGTCTACCAAAACTCGTCAACGTGGAATGACGCCTCCGCTGTTTCAGGTTTTGAAGATGTTAGTTCCGTGGTTTATCAAAACTCTTCGACATGGAATGATGCCTCTGCTGTTTCAGGCTTTGAAGATGTTAGTTCTGTAGTCTATCAAAACTCGTCAACGTGGAATGATGCTTCTGCGGTCTCAGGCTTTGAAGATGTTAGTTCTGTAGTCTATCAAAACTCGTCAACGTGGAATGATGCTTCTGCGGTCTCAGGCTTTGAAGATGTAAGTGCTATAGTTTCTGATGGGTCCAGTATGCTTTCTAGTCTTTCCGGGTTGATGCCTGGGGCTAATGGCGGGCCAGATGTATACATTTACAGTGCGCTAAATAACATAGCTAAAAAATTCAGACTCATTGACGAAGACACAGGGTTTGATAAACTGGATCAGTCAGGTGTGGCTTTTCAGCTTTCGGGCGTTCAAGCAATAAGAAGCCCCAGAGGAAAACGAATAGCTACCGTGGCTCAAGATCCTTCTGGAAAAGATGTCGCGCAAGTTAAAGTAGAGTATGTAAGTTCATTAAACACTGGAGTTTCTTTCCTTTCGGCGGCGGTTGCAGGTTTAGTTGCTACTGAGGACATTAGATTAGGTAGAGTAAATTTAGATCTCTTGCCGACTACACCCACTAGCTCATTATTTGGTTTGTACACAAAAACTCAGGATTCCTCAGGTAATTGGGATTCTAGTTATGACTATGTAAATACTGCTTCAGGAAATATAAAAGATGTATCAACTTACGTTAATACAGCTTCAGGAAATATAGGGGATGTATCAACTTACGTTAATACGGCATCTGGTAATATTGAAGATGTTTCTGCATACATTAACACTGCTTCAGGCAATATAGGAGATGTATCAACTTACGTTAATACGGCATCCGGTAACATAGAAGATGTTTCTGCATATGTTAATACAGCTTCAGGAAATATAGGAGATGTATCAACTTATGTCAATACCGCTTCAGGCAATATAGAAGATGTTTCTGCATACGTTAATACTGCTTCAGGCAATATAGGAGATGTTTCTACTTACGTTAATACCGCTTCTGGTGAAATAGCGGATGTCTCTAACATTGTTGCTGATGGTTCCACCACTCTTTCCGCTTTGTCTGGAAATGATGAGGTTATTGGAACTCCCAAAGCTTGGGGTTTATCATCGCTGCAAAGAAGACTTAGCTTTGTTGATGGGGATGGCGCAGTGGTGACGAACCCAGTAAACGAAACAGGACTTGGGTTAAGGTTAAGCGGCGGAAGTATTTTTACCACAAATTCAAATAACGTAATTTTAAAAAGTGGAAATGATCCGAGTGCTTTAATCCAAGTGACTAAGCTTGCTGCAAGCATGTCTGCAGTCAACACCATTAATTTGTTAAGTCCAGAGTTGATTTATGGTCCTAGTGGTAGCACTAGCTCCTTAATCCCAATCATTGACGATCTAGCCTCCGTTTCAGGCGCTGGTGGTGGAGGTGGGGGCGCTGGCGAAGCTAGTGCTTTACTAATAGGAGAAAGTGCTTATGCGTCAATTGATGACACAGCCGATCAGGGGCAGATTCTTGTTTACAATGGCACAAACTTTGTTTATCGAACTCAAGCATTCTCTATCGAGGCGATCCCAGGAGGGTTTGAGTTCACTGCTCCATCTGGAGATGTAACTTACAACTTTGGCCCCTCTGCAAGCGTTGCAGGTGGAAATACTTTAGATTTCTCAGGAGCACTTACAAGTTCAGGTGCAACTAAAACCCTTCTAGAATTTGATGACAAGAGCCGTGTCGCACTAGGTAGCAACTCAGTCCCACTAGAGATTAGTGCTCTTGGTGAGTCTAATGTAAGGCTAAGATCTGATAATACAAATGGGGCTTTTGTTCTTGTAGAAGGTACAGATGCTGCACCTTCATTAGTTCATTTAAAAAATACAGATCTAAGTGCTGACGCAGACTCTCAAATTAATTTCGATACAGATATCAACATGGGTGGCTCTACTCACCTTGTTGGTAACATGATCGGAGCCAACCACATTGCGTGTAAAAACCAAACAGGTTCTACCATCACCGCAGGAACACCAGTCTATGTGACTGGTTTTGTTGGGGGTTCAGATACTATTACAATCGCAGCAGCTTCTGCATCAGTTCCTGCTTCCATGCCCGCAATCGGAGTTCTATCTGACGACCTAACTACGGGCAGTGATGGATATGTAGATGCCTTCGGAGTAGCTAAGAATATTGATACTAATACTCCAGGTTGGGCTGAGAACGATGTTCTTTATGTGGCTCCTAATGGGGGACTGACCAACGTGCGTCCCACGGGAACATCGGAGCTAGTTCAAAACATTGGAATTGTAGAATTCTTAGGAACATCAAACGGTAAGATTATTGTTCTTGGTTCTGGAAGATCTAATGATATTCCTAATAGTATTGATTCCTCTTCTGTGTCTGGTCTTGGCGCTCTTGCTTCTAAAGACACTATTGATGCAGCATCGCTTATTGATGACACTGTTGTAACTTTACCAAAAATTCAAACTATATCTAATAATCGACTACTAGGAAATGTGGCTGGTACTCCTGCTTCTCCTATTGGATTAACCAAGACGCAAGCACAGACAATGTTGAATGTTGCTGACGGAGCTACAGCCAATACAGGCGCTCTAGCGGATCTTGACACCGTAGGTAGTAACGAGATTGACTCAGGAGCAGTAACTACTGTTAAAATTGGCGACTCCCAGGTAACAAATAGCAAAATAAATAATGGGGCTGTGACTGATGCAAAAATAGGTTCAAGCGCTGTTACTTCAGATAAGATCGCCGCAGGAGCAGTTACGGAGTCAAAAATTGACGAAGGCTTCGTAGCAGACTTGATTCAAGACGGTGATCTAATTCAGCCGTTTGCCTCTACTTATGCTCAAGCTTCTGCTGGGTATGAGATGCCTAAGATTCTTTTCAATGATGTAGTCACAGATCGCTTTTATGGCAGACCCACTGAGGTAAGCGGAATTAGGGACAGTTCCGCAGGAACCACCTTCCTTTCTGAAAACGAAAAAAGTGCGCTATTTGATGGAAGTTATGATTCTAGTTACAAAATTTCTAGAACTACTGATTCAGACTACGGGTCTCCGATAACATTAACACTAGATCTTTCAACTAATGGTCTTGTAGGTTCTAATGGTTTTACATACGCACAAGGATACTTTTATGTGTATACCTATGGTGGTAGATCTATTTTAGACCTTTCTGGAAGAGTTCAAGACAAAAATGGAACTTACACCAACATATCAAATATAACAGCCATATCTCAATACGGAGGTCAAAGTGGTTCCGCTTGGAAACTTCAATGTCCCATAGGAAACTACTTGACGGCTCTAGAGTTGACTATGGTTCCTCACACTTCGACCTCGACCGAGATTTGGATAAGTAACATTACTTATCATGCAACAAGATCAGCAACGACACAAGGACCGTTAGTCACATGCTTTGGAGGAAAATACTTCGGAGATATAGAAGGATATAAGGCTGGAGTTCAGGAGTGGGAGATAACGCAAGAAGGTGCCGCTACATTTGATACTGTGGCTGCGAATAACTTAGGCAATCTTGCTGCTCTCGATACGGTTGGTTCTGCTCAGATTGACGGTTCTGCCATTACCGCCGCCAAGCTGGCTGACGGGGCGGTTACTGAAGACAAGATTGCTCTTGACGCAGTAACTAACGCCAAGATCGCTGATGGTGCTGTCAGCACAGCACGCATTGAGAATGCTGCTGTAACCACTAACAAGATTGCGGACCTCAACGTGACCACAGATAAGCTGGCTACGGGTGCAGTAACTGGCCCCAAGCTCGCCACAAGCTCTGTCAGCACGACACGCATTGAGGACGGCGCGGTCACCACCATCAAGATTGGTGATGCTGCGGTCACTGAAGCCAAACTAGCCATTGATGCTGTAACAGGACCAAAGATTGCTGACGGGGCCGTCAGCACAGCACGCATTGAGGATGCTGCTGTAAACTCTGACAAGATTGGTGACGGTGCGGTCACTGAAGCCAAACTAGCCACGGGGGCTGTTACTACAAACAAACTAGGAAGCACTGCAGTAACTACTTCTAAGATTCAAGGCAATGCAGTAACTCACGCAAAGTATCAGCTAATCAACGACAACACTATTCTGGGTAATGATTCTGGTTTAGGTGCAGTTCCTCAGGCTCTTACTACGACTGAAGTAAGAACCATGCTGAATGTTGCTGACGGAGCTACAGCAAACACAGGCGCTCTAGCGGATCTTGATACTGTAGGTGCTTCTGAGATTGACAATAATAGTATACTTAACAGTAAGCTTGGGGACATGGCCGCAGACACCATAAAAGGTAAGATTACTACTGCTGGAGACCCACAAGATCTAACTACTACTCAGGTCCGCACCATGCTCAATGTTGCTGATGGGGCGACTGCCAACACGGGTGCCCTAGCAGACCTTGATACGGTAGGCACCACGCAAATTGACGATGATGCTGTTACTGCTGCCAAGCTTGCTGACACTGCGGTCACTCCAGGCTCGTATACAAGCGCCGATATTACCGTCGATGCACAAGGAAGAGTTACGGCAGCAGCTAATGGTTCTGGGGGAGGTGGTGGTGGAACCACTGTAGAGCTTCTTTCTGCGGGCTTTACCGGAACAGGATCAATTCCTACAACAGCGGGATCGCTCCTTACTTGGGATACTCCAGGACTCAACACAGCTTCAGTGACTTATGCAGCAGGAGAGTTTACCATTCCAGCGGGTATTAATGGTTACTACTGCGAAGTAAATGCCATGGCTGGTGGTGATGGAGGTAGTGCTCGTGTCGAGCTAAACTTGGAACTTCAGAAAGATACGGGTGGTGGCTACACTACCGTGGCAGCAGGGGACAACTATGCCACAAGAACAACCACTCAGGATGAGGGTGGTGTGTGGATAAACTTCTTAGATCCTACCGCAGTAGCCACAGGCGACAAGTATAAGTTTACTTTTAGAAGAGCAGGTGGTGGTCTAAACCACAAGCCTACAGCAACCAAGTTGACGATGAAGTTCTACAGCCCCTGATCACAGCATGTGATTCTGCTTGGCGGCTCGTAGTAACCTCCACATAAAGTTATCTTTCATATTACCCACGGACATGAGGACGTTGTTGAGCTTCTTAACAACGTCCTCGCTTATTTGTTTACCTTGTAGGACGACCTTGAGGTCTTGAATTACAGACTCAATTTCTTTTCTTTCGTCTTCAGACAGTGCGGCAAGCCGCTTCTCAATTGTTTCTTTTGCTTTCATAATATCTTTACCGTGTGACCCTCTCTTTCGTAGTGCCTCTTACGGGCCACAGAATGCTCTCTGAGGTACTTTTCTTTATCCATGAAGTCGTACACATAAACTACGTCCTTCGTGTGGTGACGCCTTAGAGCGCGTCCTAGCGCCTGTAGTGTGGCGATCTCCGACTTCATTCCTCTTGCGTTGATGAAATGGGTAATTTCTTCGATGTTAACTCCGGTTTGTAGTATCTTAGTTCCAATGAGAACGCTAGGTCCTCTAGCGTCTCGGAATCGAGATATACTTGAATACCTTTCTCCGATTGAGTTGGCTCCTTCAAGAAACTGGCATCCTTCTCCAAATAAGTCTTCCAAGGCTCTTCCGTGATCAAGTGATTTGGTAAGAACAAGGATACGGGCGTTTTCATGTTTTCCTCTGATGTCATTTACAATCTCCTTAATTATATTATTCCTTTCTTCGTTGTACACTATGTACTCGTCATACACCGCAAGGTAGCTCATTTCCTCGTCCAGGCCGCTTGCGGCATATTTTCTATCTATTAATTGTATGATTGGTTTCGTCAGTTTGCCTTCCTCGACTAGGTTGGCTGTATCTACTACCTGTAGAACCTCCCCCAAGGCCCCCTCTAGGTTGTAACGGCGAATGGGGTCACTGGGAGGCGTAGCTGTGAATCCGAAGCGATACACGGCATTAGGGAAGCTCTGGATGGCAGCTAGTGTCGTTTTGCCGTTAGAAAACTCATGGCACTCGTCCACCATGAGGACTTCTGCCTGTTCGAGGTGTGTGTCAAGTATTCGTTCAATACTCTGAACAGTACATAGCATGATATCACCCTCAATAAAACCCTCCCCGTAGCATAGGCCAACATTGTCAAAACCGCAAGCTTCAGTGAGAAAATCATACGTCTGGGTCAGTAGCTGTTTAGCATTGAACAGGATGACCATCTTCTTTCCCATCAAAGCTTGCACAAGACCTGCCATGATAAGCGTTTTACCTGATCCTGTGGGGGACTTGATGATCCCTCTCATATTATCTAGGCCCTTTTGTATTAGCTCTTCCTGGTAATCGTAGAAAGTAAATCCAGGAATTTCTGATTTTTTTAGTTCTTTGTCGCCCTTTTTTAGGGTCATCGTTAGGGATGGGTCACAAGAAATCTTCTTTAGATCAGCAAGTAACCTAGATAATAATCCAGTGCGAAATACACCAGTACGGGAAATGAATCTAGTTTTTCCGTCCCACTGGCGTCTTTTATAGGCGGGGGAGTATTCAGCGCCAGGAGCCTTGAAAGAGTATAGATCTACCAGCGCCTTCAACAGATCTGGATTATCTGTCTTTATAATGCTTTTCTGAACTCCCACTAGTATTTCCATCGTACTATTATAGTATAATTAGGAGTTTTTTACAATGGAAAAAAAAGAAGACATTATCAATGAACTATTGAAGGATATACCTACCGAGACAACCATCACGATAGACCTTCCTTCTGAGTGTAGAGCTTATAATATTGATGAGTCGGAGATTATTACGCTTCGTCCGATGACCTTCGAAGATGAAAAGAGTTTGATCGGAACTCAGGGCGAAGACCCAGTTAACTTAATTTTAGAGCGTTGTCTTACGGGAATTAAGGTTATGGATCTTCTTCCTTTGGATAAGCTGTATCTCATAATGAAGTTGAGAGAAATATCTTATGGAGATGACTATGATACCGTTCTAATTTGCGATCATTGCAAAACAGAGAACCCAACTAAAGTAAAGCTCTCCTCATTAAACGTCAACCCTGTTCCAGATGATTTCTCAGACCCGATTACTGTATTTTTGCCAACCATAAAAAGAGAAGCTAAAATTAGACTTCCTAGAGTAAGAGATGAAAAAACTTTAAGTGATCCTGAGGTAGCATTAAATCAAATTTGGAGATTTGTTCAAGAAATAGATGGGCATTCAGACAAGTCAATCATCGCTGCTGTAGTAGACAAACTTCCCTTGGTGGATATAAAGACTATCTTAAAGGCTTTTGAAACAGATTATGGGCTCGATACAAAGGTAAAACTTCAATGTAAAAGTTGTGGAGGGGTCTCAATTATTGAGCTACCAATAACCTCAAATTTTTTCGGAGTGAGCTAGATCAAGTAATTGATTTAGATTCTCTGCTTCTAGAAGCCTATATATTGGTAAAGCGAGCCAACTTCAGTTATTCGGACGTAAAGACCATGACTCGTACAGAAAGAACAGTCTTCTTAGGACTGCTCAAAGATGACTTCGAGAGGGAAGCAGATGCAATTAAACGGAAATAGTTTAGTAGATAGGAACAACAGACCTACTGTATTACAGAAGGTGGCTCTTCGAGCCTTTTTCATAAACGACGGCGAATATGTTGATCCTTACGATATTAGTGCGGTCACAGTCTTTGACAAGTCTGCCAACTTCACTCCAAGCACTATCTTAGATGACAACCTGATATCTTCACGAATTAGCTCAGGTATCATCAGAATGAACTTCGCCCCCTCTGGTGAAGACGGAGGTTTCCCTGCACAGGATCCCTCAGGCTATAACCCCGGCACCGATATTGCATCCACTAGCGGAGTTTATCGAGTTGCCAAGGGTGAGTATGTCGTTGTTCTAGATGGAACGCAGGACATTAGTGGAGTCTACAACCTGCATGGCTCGTCTGTAGTTGTAGAGAACTCTGCCAGTGCAGTAAGAGACTACATCGACGTTTGGACCGTTATGTTGGCTGAGGGCTCAACATACCAATCTCTTATAAACGACTTCCACCTTTACGACGATACTTTCTTTGTTACTACTCAGCCTGTAATCCTAACCGCAAGTAACAAACTAATAAATAAACATATAGTTCTGGGCTCTAAGGAGGATATCAAGGTCACCACTGACATAACAATAAATAACAGAGATCTAGATAGCAGCGTAAAGAATATTTTTAAGGAGTCTGCGATTATTAATCCTCAAATGCTAATCGAGAAGCTTAACGAAGGCACCCCCACACTACCCGCTCACGTTACTGTTTCTGGTTACGCCGATACTAGCTCGCTCATAGACATCACCTCAGACAACACAATGGTATTTAATTTCGATACCACTACATTAGCCACTCATGCTAATGTAGCAGACTTCGGTGGCTTGATCGGTCAGTACAGGCTAACTGTTAAGTATAATCTTCTTAACGAGTTAATTGTGACTCCACCCCTATACTTCACAATAAGTTAATTTGGTTCTCCATCTTATATGTGAAGTCGTAAAGCTTCAGGTTATCATCTAGATGATTATAGAGGTCCACCCCTTTTTGGTGGGCCTCGTTCCAATCCTTGTATCCCTTCGGTGGCTTACATACGAAGAACTCATCCATAAGACGTTCCTTCCTAAGCCTGTCAAAAGCTTCGAATCCTCTCTCCCCTGCGGTGTCATTGTCGAAAGCTAGGACAATATCTCCGTCAAAGGTAGCCAGCGCCTCAGCTTGCCTAGGGCTGACGATGTTCTTCATCGTGGCCGTGGCGTTAATTCCCTGTAACTGGAATGAGATGGCGTCTAGAGGCCCCTCACAGACGACGAGCATACCCATGTCTTCACGGTAGGGGTAAAGGATGTCTGACGACTTAGGAGCGATCTCCGTGGACGGGTTGAGGTACTTGGGCTTCTCGTCGCCCATAGCGCGGGCTTGGAAATAAAAAACCATACCGTCCTTAGAGAATGGAATGATAATCCTGTTGGCGAACTTACCTTCTTTGCACAGGAAGTATTCTGCCTTGGTATCGTTGATCTCTGTGAACAGCTTACGCTCATACAGGATAGACCACGCCTTCAGTACATCGGGGTCGTCAGAGAAGCCTGACGCTATGTTGAGTGGAATTAGCTTACTGGTGTCTAGCTCTAGCTTCTTTTCCTCAGGCATGACACCCAGGGGGATGGGCTTACCTAGGTAATCAAAGTTTTTAATAATGAGTTCCTTCTGAGCACTGAAGTAGGTTATGCCTTGAAGGTGAGCATACAGGCTAACAAAGTTTCCGTCCCTTCCTGTCTTGAAGCACTGCCATAGACCACTATCTACATTAACGGAGCAGTGTCGCTTGTAGTCATTCCTTATAAAAGGCGACTCCATGATGAATTCACGACCATTAGCAGATAAACGTCCGATATCAGAGAAATTCTTTGTAAGGAAGTCTCTAATAAACTGAGGTGAAATCATGTACATAAATACTATCTCCGAATCTAAGTATCAAACTTTTAAACAGTGTCAATTGAAATACTGCTTCCGTTATGTAGACAGGCTACCCGAACCTGAAGAGGCCAACACAGAGGCCCTACACTTTGGATCATACATCCACAAAGTCCTAGAGGACGGCGTTGAGGCCACCACGCAGGAGGAACTGGAGCAGATTGCTGAGAGTGTGAAGGGCACATGGACTATATCAAAGAAGTATGAGGGCAAAGATTCAACGTGTTTCCGTAACTTTCTTGAGTTCAATGCTGGGCTAGAGGGCAGCATTGCCACAGAGCTAGTCTTCCAGGTCCCTGTAAAGGACGATATAACGCTCAATGGCGTCATTGACCGCGTGATCAAGGGTAAGGACGGAGGATACCTTGTGATAGACTACAAGACCTCCAAAAGGGAGAAGAGCAAGGTAGACCTGTACCAGGACTCACAGTTGAAGGGTTATGTGTACGCTGTCAGTAAGCTGTACGATGTGCCCGTCAAGAATATTGTGGCTGCACATTACTACCCCTTGACGAACAACTTTGTGCATGTCCAGTATAGTGTACCGCAGATCAATGCACATGTCAAGAACATAGTTGATGAGGTCTGGAGGATCAGGAAGAAAAAGAAAGCAGAGCTAAAGCCTAGCAGAAACGACTTCTGTAACTGGTGTGCCTATAAGGGTCTGTGTCCTGAATACAATGACCCCCAAACCTGCGCCAAGAAGTTTGAGGAGCTAAAGGCTAAGAAGAAATCTTCAAAGGACCGTAAATAAACGGCTTGTAGATATCAATATCAATAGTAGAAAAGAAGTTAAGCACCTGCTCTTTTGAGTATTTACATTTCTTAGTAAGGTAATTAAAAAGCATTTCCTTTTTGATAGGCTTCTGCTTATTCATCGAGTCAAGAAGCTTCAACTGGAAATGCTTTATAAATTTTTCACTATACTTATGTCTCCACTTTTCGGTAAAGGAATTACTCAGTGTGTGATTTATCAGGTCAAGGAAGTCTACTATTTCGATGTCTATGTTTTTGCTCAATTTAATTACCTATATACAATATATAAAAGGTACATATGCGGTTTATTTCAAAGATAATTAAGAATTTTTTGTCTCAAGTAGGTGTTACCAGCGATCAAAAGATACAGATGGTCCCCAAATCATCAGCAGGTATACGCCCAGGGGACTTTGTATTTTTTAAGTATGACAACAAACAAGTGGTGCTTTTGGTTGTAACCCCAGTGACCAAGGACGCCAAAACAGGTAACAGGTTGTTTACTGGAATCAAAGTCCCTCTAAATGGAGAATACACACCAGAGGATCTTAAGAGTCTATATAAAAATAAGGAGCTTCCTCCAGATAATTACAGGACATACATTTTGTCCAAAATACAAGGACCTGTTAGGAGAATCAAATAATGGTTTTAACCGCTGCAATAAATACTCTCAACACTACCATAGGAAAGGCTATTGGTAGAATTGAAGGAGTTTTAGCTACATCAGAGCAAGCTCAAAAAGCAAGTTTAGTCTTAGGTCAAAGTCTAGACGGAGTTAGAGCCTCCTTGGGAGCCGACCTAAAGCAACTTAACGGTACGATAGGGCAAAGACTTCAAGTAGGCATATCTACGCTGAACGCGGGCTTGCAGGGGAATGTGCAGGGCCTACTAGGTCTTTTAAATGAGCAGCAGCTTCTAGGTCAAAACTTTAAAGCTACAGCAAGAACTTTTGCTACATTGGAGGCTACATTAGGGTTGACTAGATCAGAGACTGTTGATTTGGCTGAGGTTTTGTTAGAAACAAAAGATCAGTTCGCAGTGAGCACGGAAAAGCTAGTGAAGGTTGTTGATTCCTTGAGCAAGAATATGCCTCTATTAAAGGAGGCAGGACTCCAAAAACTACCCGAAGTAGCAGCAAAGCTGGCTGGTCAAGTGCCCGCGCTAGAAGATGATCTAAAAAAATTCTTTGGCTTCTTTACATCTCCCTCGCTGGATACTTTTAGGAAGTTGGCTTTGCTTCAGCAACCTATGGTTAGGGAGCAGATGGCAGCTAGCCCTGCCGATAGTGAAAAAATACTTAAAAACTTTTTTAGTGTTGCAGCTAAAAATATTAGAAACTTGGCTCCTGACCCAGAAGGATTTGTCGGACAATTTAGTATTGTTGAGAATGCTATAGGAGACACTGCTCAAGTAATATTAAGTATAGCAGACAGCTTAGAAAAAGGCAGAAAGAAAACAGAAGATATGAACAAACAAATGTTCACAGCCCAATTAAAAGTTTTACGAGATAACTTCTTGCAGCCATTAGATGCGGTCATCTCTGGTGAAGTTTTCCCTGCAATACTTAAATTAGGTCAGGCTGTTGGTGAGAGGTTTGCACCTATCATTTCAGGGTTAGCTGATTCCGTTAGTAATGTATTTTCTAACATATTTAAGGACGGTAATTCGTTTCAAGCTACGGTAGATAAAATAAGCAAAGTGATTATAACACTAGGAGACTTTTTTATAAAAGTATTTAATGTAGGTACTAGTATATTTCAAAAGTTTTATAATAATCTTGACTCCATAAGTTTTCTTGTTGGTGCGTTTGGAACTGTTGTAGGCGTGGTGCTTGATTTTATAGATAAATTTATGTTTGGAACTGCTGCGGGACTTATAGGTCTTCTTGCAGATAATAAAGATAAGATAAGTATTCCTAAACTTAATACTATAAGCGAAGTTATAGCAGAAAACACAAAAAAGGGTAATGATATTGCTGAAGAGGCTAATGATTTACTGCAAGGTAGTTTAAATACTTTGAACGATATCAATAAAAAAACTAAGGATGAGAATGCTGACTCTTTCCCAAAGCCCGAACTCCCCGAACGATTAATTTCTTCGCTAAGGGTTTTAGATCAAACGATATCCCAGATGGTAGATACTGCTGTTAGAGATCCTCAGCTAGATGAGCTAATAGAATTGAATGCGGTCACTGCTGGAGCTACAACATCTTTTATTGAAGATGGATTTACCGTACCTGTGTACACATCCCCTTTCATTAATAATAAACCATGAAAAGAATAAGAGAAAGAAAATTAGAAGATAGGTCTAAGCTTATTTTTGAATTTCCTAAAGAAAATACAGGGAAGTACATAGTAACATTACCTTTCTTTGAAAATATAAGAATAACAGAAAAAAAGAGAGCAAACTACAAGAAGTATAGCTTGCTTTCCAGGCCCAGCCAGCTTTACACCTATCTTGGGTCAGACTCTAGAAAGTTTTCATTAGAGTTTCATATGTCATTTCGTCATATTCTAGAGGAGTATGGAACGCAAGTAAAACAAAATTTCTTGCGCTATGTTGACTATGAAAACAACAAATTACTACAGAAGTATTTTGAAAAATCTACAGTGGATTTTGTTCAAAACTCACTTCGTGGAGAAGGAAGTTTAGTGGCTAAAGCATCACAGGCTAGAGAACGATTTGAATTATCTCTTAAAAGTAATGAGCTTGACAATGATGCGTTGGAGTCCACTTTAGATTTTTTAGGTAAACCTTTTGACGGCACCTTAGGGGGTATTCAAAGTATTAAAAATTTCTTTGGGTTTAGTTCCGCTTCTACTCAGGAACAAAATATACCTACAGATAACCTTTTAGATGTTATATTATATTGGACGGCAATAATTCGAGCCTCTGTAACTAATAATTCAGAAAATCCCGTATACGGTCCTCCAATAGTTAGATTAAATCACGGTATTTTATTTAGAAACATACCTTGCATATGTACTGATTATTCTTTAGAACCAGTTGAGGAAGCGGGCTATGATCTTGGAACTCTTATGCCTCATAGAATAAAGTATACTATGAATTTAGAGGAAATAAGGGCAGGAGACTTTGGAACCTTTGATGGGTATTCCTCTAACCAAGTTGAAAGGGATAATGTTGTTGGATGGGAAGGAGTTGTTGAAGGTCGATACAACAGTATGGAACCAGGAGATGCAAGCTTACTATGACATCATTAGGGAAAAATAGAGGGCCTTATACAAAAGATTTTAGGGTTTATAGGCATAGAAATACGAAAGTAACTTCTATCTTACATGCTACAGAGCATGATTTTGTTTCTAAAAACTTAGATACTGCTTACGAGTATAGAGTTGGTTATGTACCTGCTGGGTTTGAGCATAGGCCCGACTTGATATCTAACGTATTTTACGGAACCCCTGATAAGTGGTGGCTTTTAATGCAGGTTAATAACATAGAAGATCCTTTTGAAGGCTTTAATCTTAATGATAGAATCTTCATACCTGAGCCATGACAAAAGTACCCACAATAAATGTATTAGTGGCTAATAATAAAGAAGCTTTAGTTGATTACTTGGATGCTCTTAAGTCTCCAAAAACAAAAGCTCTACCTAATAATTTTGAGGGAATGTTATTATTTAGTAATAAAACTAACTCAAATTTTATTTCTTTTGAGCATAGTTTTGTAGGTGAAAATACTACAATGACACTAAAGTTCATAGACCCAAAAAATACATTTGAGGCTAATTATTTGTCTACAGGGTCTATTTATTCTTCTTTGACAACAATAGCCAACAATTTAACAAAAGATATTTTCTCAAAATCAAAAGACGTAAAAGAGTCCATAGAAAATCTACCTGATACTAAGCAAGAGTATATCAACTTGCTTACTAGTAAAAGCTTGAATCGTCCTATTTATGTTTTATACGGTTCAGGAGACGATCCGACTGCTTGGTCAGACATACATCGAGTAGTTGTTCATGGTTTATCGTTCGAGCCGGAAAAAGGAAGATTATTTACGATGGTGATGCAAGGTTTAGAAAGATCTCTAAATCCTTTAGGGCGTGTCACTATGAGTGGTTCTAGGATTGACGTAGAAAAGTTCTATAGTGTAGAGGCAGTAGGCAACTCAAACACAATTTATTTTGACTCCCCTTATGCGTATTCGGCTCCTAATTCTCAGTCCACGCCCATAGATTATCACCTACTCATAGTAGATACTATCTCAGACTATTTAAAAAAGTGTTCTAATGGAGCAAATGTAATCGTCCTGCTTCCTGACTTAAATAAAGTATTAAGTGAGGCCATAAAGCAAAGCGGTCTGACTCCTTCTTGGGTGGCAGGGCCAAACAGCGGGCCAGGAGCAGCAACAAAGCTTAGAGAAGAGGTGCTTCGTGTTCTTACGGACATTAACATGGACATGTCAGTGGAGGAGAATAGGGACCATCTCCCAGAGGTCACTCCAGGACAGGTCACCCCTTTATTAGAGCAAAAGAAAAAATTTACGGATAAGAAAACTGACGATAACTTTTATAGTCTATATCAGCATCGTGCTGAAATAAAAAGTAATTCTTTTGGTTTAGATTCTATGGACTTTATATCTCCTTTAAAAACTATTTGTAGAAGTATAAACCAGCAGAGTATAAATCAGTATGTTATTGACCCCATAGCGTATAGTGAAACGAATACTGACCTAAATGATTTATGGGGCTCAGAATCTAACAAAAGAAGATATTTATTTAATGGGTACGATGATTTTGATTCAACACAGCCAACATTAGTTTTTGGTGATGACGGAATGATAACATCTCTTTTGTTGCCCAGAGAAGATCAGAAAGATTTCCCCAAAGAATATATTCATCCTTTTGTGGCTGAAGACCTTCTTAGAAATGATTATCAAGAAGCGGCCAAAAAGATAGTCACTGATCTGAGGGTAGGTTACAGTTTTGGAGACCTTAGTGAGGTTCCAGATATATTCAAATATTCAAAGAAAACTCTTTTAGATGAAGCAACTAAAATAGCACAACAAAATAACATACCAGTTTTTAGACACAATACAAAAAATCCAAATGTCCTTCGTATAAAACAAGATAATGACTCACCCGCTTACTTAGCTGAGATGAATCTGGCTTTTCAAAAGCAACAACAAAGAGTTGCTAGTTTAGTGGCTGAAGGTGGAGTAGTAACAAATAGGGTTAGAGACTTTCCAATTACAAATATGGACGAGCTTAAAACAGCCATAGCGACTGCTATGTTTTCTAACTATGGATCTATTGCCACCCGAAGTGAATTGGTTCAGAGTATTATGAATAGAATAAATCAGCCGGGGTATGCTTTTACTGATGCCTCGATCATAGCTGATCTAGGCTATAGAACTACTAAGCTGAACCCCGACATTCAGGAGCAGAGAGAAAAAGGCGATGCTGATATAGAAGGATTTGTAAAATATTACATCTATAGATTAAGTGACAAGAAAGCGTTAGATATTCGAATACCTCAAGAGGTTAATGCTAACCCAGCAACGGTTATTAGCCAGATGGCTACTCAGTTATCAAAAAGGATAACAACTCTTACCGTCAATACTTTGCCTTTATACGCTATCTCTAGCTATACACAATTCTTAGGATCTCCTGTTATACTTTTTTCACAAGATCCTCCGATGCAAGGCCAAGTATACCCAAGAAGAAACAAAATAAATTCTTACCTTACAGGTATTTACAGAATTATAGGGTTTAAGCATACTCTATCTGAAAGAAAAGCAGAGAGTGAGTTTTTATTATCGAAAGCCTCTTTCGCAGTACCTCAAGTAGAATTGATGAGAGATGAAGATTTACCGAATTCGTCTGATCCATTTATGTATAATGTCGAGGGCAAGTCCAAAGCTACTCCCTCTAATAAACCTTTAAGTGACGAAATTATATCCGCAGAATATCAATCAAACAGACCCCTTACTTATGAAGAATTAGAAAATCAAAACTATAACCAAGCTACAAGTAATGTTAGAGATTATCAACAAGGTATACTGGATAAATCTCAGTTAAGTGAAATTGATCTCATGATATTATCCGCGCTGGAGGGCAAAAGTAAAATTGAAAAACCTTTCGATAAGGTTAAGATTGATGCTATTTTCAATCGGATAGAAAACATTTTCCTTTCTGAATCTCTAAAAGAAGGCAATCCAGGGCCTCCTACATTCTGGGATATATACTAAATAATATATTATGTTACCTATAATTAGAACAGCAGAAGTAAAAGAGAGAACATCTAGCAACGGAGCGGGCACATTTTTAGCTCTTGTTGATGATGACAAAAATGGAAAACTAAGAATAATTAATTATGTGAGCCCATACGCCAGTAAAAACAAGGCAGGTATGGTGGCTATTCCTGAAGTTGGAACAGTAATTCTTGTTTGTAAGCCCACAGGATCACAGAGATGGTTCTATTTAGGATCTACATTTGAGTCTGAATCAGTGCCCCCAGATAATGAAGTAGAAGGCGGATCTCCTATAGCCGCAGACTTAGATAAAGCTGTTACTCCGATAGAACGAGTGGCTCCAGAGCTATACTCAGTTGGAAATGTACCGGGTCAAGTTGTTTTGAAAGGACCTTATGGTCAAGGATTAGAAATCACTTCTCAGAGCGACGGAGAAACTTTAGTAAACGTAACTACAAAGTTGATGTCCGAAGGGAAAGGAATAGAAATAAAAGATAGTCCAGGGCAAGACAGCGTTTCTCTTCAAACAGGAAATAACGCTTCTATAACGCTAACATCAGACCCAAAAAACAATCCTGATAAACCAGCCTCAACCATACAGATTGAATCAACTGGCCCTCTGTCGCAAGTTTGTAAGGCTTCTGATTTAGATCTTAGGGTTCTTGGTGACGGAAAAGAACTGAATTTAATTAACAAAGCTAATGGGGCATACTGGGGTAACTTTCAACATGCTAATCCAATTAACCCTTGTGGTAACGTAAACGTACAGAGCGATTGGGGGGACGTAAATATTTTATCTAAATCTCCTCTAACGGGAAGAATCTTTATTGAGACTGTAAATAGCCAAGGTACAACTCAACTAATTCAGTTAGCAACCAATGGCCCAGACGGCAGTATTGTTCTTAAAGGTACTAGAATACTACTAGATGCTTTGGAAACAATAGAGATGCAAGCGGGGGAAGGAGTCTATATAAATACAACAAAGCTGAATGTGAATACTATTGACGGGATGAACCTAGAGTCCACTACGGGGGATATTAAAATTGAGCCAGGGGCAGGAAAGGTCGATCTAGCTCCAGGAGTTCCTGGAGCCGAGCCCCCACCTAATATTCCTTTAAGAACCAGAGGACCAGAAAATCTAAGTGATTATGCGTTCAGAGGGGTAGAATAATATGGGATTTGATGTAAATACATTTCTTACGGCACAAGGTAACTCAGGCAATGCCGTAAATTCTTTGGGTATGGCGTATGGTGTTCCTAGCTGTATGCTTAATTTAGGAGCAGGAGTCATGAACCTGTTACCCACCCCAGTCTTAGTGTCTATGAATTTAGCCGCATCTCAAGGAAAAGCAAAAGCCAATGAAATAGTTTCAAAGTTGTTTAGAATTATTCAATTTGATTTAGGTATTGCTACTTTTGATACAGAGACAGGAACCTTTCAATTTGGTTTGGACGATGGATGGCTAGGCATTCAAGGTGCTAATGGTTTGGGTGAAATATTATCCCTGGTAAATGGGCTGGCTTCTTTTGGAGCGCAAATATATCAGAATGTAAACGCAGCAGCAGATCAGGTTGATGCTATTACTGATTGTATAGGTTCTTTTGGGGATTACTTATCCGCGAAAGACCCTGGGTATGCAGCAGACACGCTAACACCCGAACAAAGGCAAGAACAAATAGAAAATGCATATGCAGGAAGTATCGCTGCCGCTAACACAGCAAAAGATTTTATCGCTCAAGTAGATGCTTTTCAGGCAGAAATAAACAGTATATTAAAAAGAAGGCAGGATGATCCCTCCCTTGAGCCTGTGTTTAAAGATGACGCGGAGTTTAATCTAACTGGCTTGAACACTTCTGCCACCTTAGATCCCGGCCTAGAAGATGAAAAAACTTTCCGTTTAACTTTTGGACCTCCAGAAACCACTACAGGTCAATACATATTAACACAAGACGGTCTTTACTATGATTCTCAATCAGGAGGTTTGGATCCAGTCTTAACGGCTATTTCTGGTGTAATCCCCGTGGGAGAACGATGGAAGTACAACTACGACCCTAACCTAGGAGGAAAAGGGGAGCAGATAAGTATTAACTCACTTAATAAGTTTACTGATAATATCTTTGATGTAAAAAAGGTCGATGATAGTTTAGCATTACAGGACTATTACGATAAGGATCATTTCTTGCAGGTAGTAAAACAGCAAAGAGACAAACTAATATTTGATTTATCTGGCGACTTGCAGTTGTACATTGATGAATACGGGGAAGACTCTTCTATAGTCCTAAACCAAAAGCAGCTAATAATTTCAGAGCTAGCAAACCAGAACGATAAATTAAATCGAAGAAAGAAGCAGATCGAGGTTGCTGTAAAAGCTCCTCAGATTTATGGTGGAGAAGATAGCCCGACGTTTGCTCCTGGGGAAGTTCCTATAAATGATTTTTCCTACTTGGCTGATTTTAATTTAATTGTAGATTTAGAAAAACAAAAAGCTTTAGTATTTGAGCAAGCAGAAGTAGAAGGTATTATTTTGCCTCTAACTCCAAAGTTTGTAAAATCAAGTTCCAAGCCTGAGTCATTAAACTACGGCCATTTATCGGTTCCTTCTATTGGAAAGGGTAGCATAATCTATAATGCCTCTTCAACGGAGACTAGAGGGGGATCAGTGCTTTCTCTTACCGATAATATAGTCACTGAAGGGTTGTTCTCAATTTATAATTTCCTTGAAACAAATTTAGAGCTTCCTTCTTCTATAAACTTCCAAACGACTAATTGCGCCACAGAAAATACATATAATAACGCTCAGTTGGTAGGAGCATCTAGGCAGAATATATTCTTTTCCGGTTTGGGGATCCCTTATTTAGAAGGTATAGTAAAAAATAAAAACACAGATACAGCGGCGGCTTCTGCATTAGGAAGTTTTTTGCGTTTGCCTGACACTAAGGAGTATCAAAATTTGACATACTCACCTTCTGGATTCTCTATGGAGTGCTGGGTTCATGTTCCGAACATAACTGATGCGGAAACGGGATGGCTGAGTGGGGGTGCTTCATCACTCACAAAGGTTCTACTAGCTTCTGAGAATGTAGGAATTAAAGAAGGATACACTAACGTAGATCGTTTCGGCAACCAAAGAGATTTAGACTTTTTACCAAACAATAAAGGTGAGCAATTAGTTAGAGGTTTAATTTGTGGATTTACTAGAGACCGAAGAATAACTCAGGAGTCTACAGGATACAGTAATGACAATGCGCTGAATGACCCGCTATCTTCCCTTAGCTTTTTCTTGGCTCCTACAATATCAAGAGACGCATCGTCTGCATCTTTTATAAACTCGGATGACTGTGTAAATACAGAATCTTTCTTGAAGATGAAGGTTGATTTGTCTTCGGGAAAATTTGGAGACGTATCGTCTCAGTTTGTTTTGGTGGGTCTTTCCTTCGATCCAGCAAAGGACGAGATAAATATGTTTGCTGATGGTGAGCTAATGGCTACTTCATCTATGTCATTAGTTTTTGGTACTAGAGAAAATGAAAATGCCTGTGTGCCCAACTTTAAACAAGCGAATAGTTTCGAATACTCCTCTAGTAGTGTAGACGGGCCATCCACACTTAGAGATGGGCCTAAGCTTAATCCTTTCTACACTCCGTGGATTGTAGGAGGAGGGTATACTGACGGGATGTATAGATTTGGTAACTTCTTAGGGGGAGATCGAGGAGGAATTACAAGTGGTCTTCGTGGTCATGTAGGAAGCTTAAAATTTTACTCAAGAGCACTAGATACATTTGAAGTAAAGAAAAATTTTGATGCTCAACGGGGCTTCTTCAAAAATATTAAAATATAATGAGTAATACGATATCCAGATTCGGTCAATCACCTACTAGGTATGAGCTACAATCTCCTAGAGAAAAGAAGCGGGAGGTCCGTGGCTTAAATCATCCTTTAGGTATTAGAAAAGAATCTGGAGGTTTTTTTAAAAGTAATTCTGGAAGACCAATGATTAAGCAAGCTATCCAGCAGCTTTTGAGAACAGAAAAGGGTGAGAGAATAATGCTTCCAAATTTTGGATGCACGCTAAGAAAATACTTATTTCAGCCTATCACGGAAGACCTTTTTGCTGATATAAAGCAAACTATAGTTAGATCTTTTAACGATTATATTGAGGGAGCTACTTTACGAAAAGTAAGTATTTTTGAAACTGGGGAATACGATGCTGCGGGTGGCAATCAATTAAGGGTAATACTATCTGTAAGTCTGGATAGTGATAGCCTAGAAGTTTTTGATGTTGAGGCAAAAATACAATGAATTTTTCTGGGACAGTTTCTTCGGATTTTATGAAGTTGGCTCCCCTTGCGCTAGACCGCAAGGCAGATTTAATAAACTTCGCTGCGACGGATTTCCTTACCCTTAGGGATTCTTTGATAGATTATGTTAAAGCTGCTTTCCCTGAAGATTATAATTATTTTGTGGAATCTGATTTAGGTATGATGTTCATTGAGTTAGCGGCTTATATGGGGGCGGTAATGTCTATGAAAGCTGACATGCTAGCTAATGAAAACTACATTGCCACCGCAAGGCAAAGGCAAAGTGTAAAGAAACTTTTGCAGTTAATTGGAGTTAGGATGAGAGGTCCTCTTTCTGCTGCTGCTGACCTAGAGTTAACTTTTGATGATGATTTATCTGGAATAAACGAAATATCAATTGCTCCTTCGCAAAGAGTAATAAGCATTTTGTCGCCAGAGGACGGCGCTCAAGTTACTTACACTTTATACAAAGTTGTGAACGGACTTGTCGATGAGGCTACTAGAAATGCTTCAATACTTTTGTCTCCTGTATCAGAGGGTAAAGGAGACAATCAAAATGTTTTTGATAATCTAGTTATTCAAGAAGGAGCCTTGGTTGTTCAGACTGGGGACTTCTCTCCTACACAGGATCAAAAAACCATTGCTCTCGCTGATGGTCCTGTAGTAGAAGGGAGTATAGAAATTTTCGTAACTTCTACCGAAGAAAAATCTTCGGGTGCCTACCTTGAGGTGGACAGCATATACTTTGCTTCAGGATCAAACGATAAAATATTCGAAGTGGTGTACGATGATAGTTACAATGCAACTTTGGTTTTTGGCACAGGAGTAGCGGGGATCTCCCCTCCTTCTAATGCCTCGTACACGCTATCTTATCGAGTTGGAGGGGGCACTAGAGGCAACATAGAGAAGAGGGGACTAACATCCACTGTGACGGCTACAAGTGGTTCTAACACCTATACTGGAACGGCCACGAACACATCTAAAGCAACAGGAGGGGCTAATGCGGAAACTATTGAAAAGGCTAAAAAGTACGCTCCT